TTCAATAAGAATTTACGTAGTAAGGTGTTTTCGTCTGGGCATGAAATAATGGTTTTTCCATCTTGGTTTATGTCCTCTATTTTACCTGCTTTATCTAAAATAAAGCATATCTTTTCTTTAGTAGAGGTATCAATTAAAGCAATAGCTGTAATTTCTGCATTAGCTTCTCTAATGGTAAATGGGGTAAGTGCACCTAAAATTTCAATTTCAATATCCAAATAAACGGTATTGTGGTATTCAGGCATTTCGTCTGTTTTGTAATACAGATCTCTTAAGAGTACAAGTTCACGGTCAATGTCTTTTTCATAAATTGTAGGATCTTTTCTATCATATTTACCAGATATTGGAGAACATTTTTCACCAAATAGTGTTTCATGTTCCCCATATTCATCTAACTTATATAGAGTAGGCCAATATTGGAATTTGTGTATTCCTTTCTTATCGTCCCGTAGATAGTAGTACCATTGATCTTCTCCTGGTAACCTGTTGTAAAAAACTGATTGGTACAATTGTTTTATTTTAGTGTAATCTAAATATATGAAGTATTATTTATATCTCCAAATAAAACCATAAGCCGATTTAATTTTTTCTTGACAACATTTAGTTAAGTTTGGATTTTTATTACGATCGTTAAATACAATATCACATGCTTCTGTAATAGATTTAAAGGTTTGAATTAAATCCCCTTTTAAATTATATTGATTTATTGGTTTACATGTATTTGGGTGGGGTTTTCCTTTTAATATTTTACTAATTTTATCTCCAAAATTATGGGGTTTTAATTTTTTATTTTTTATATTAGATTTTCCTTTTAAATGGGAGGATCTTTTAAAAATATGTTCTTTAGTTTGTTTATATCCTGTTAGTGAATTGCTGATATTTATGTTTCTGCTTTCAGGATGTATTTTTGTTTTTCCTGTTACGGCTTCAATAAATGATAAAGTTTTAGGGTAAGAATAATTTTCTTTATTTTTTTTAGGTACTCTCATTTTTATCTTATTTTCTTCAGTATGAAAAGAACACCCCCCACCTCCAGAATTTAGATTCATTAAATCAAATCCCCATTGTCTAAATTGTTCTATCCAATAACATTCTAATGGTTTCCAATCTTTACCATCTAATGAATTTATTTCATCTATATATGAATATAATATATCTTTACCAAACCTTTTTTTATGAAAAGATTTTCTTGAATTTTTTGTTTTCCCAATATAAACTTTATTAAGATTTCCAAAACAATTTTCAACTAAATAAATTTTTGTTTTCATAAAATACTTTATTATCTTGTTATCGATAATAAATATTAAAACATTTTATTTTTTTACAGAGTTTTTAATTTCTTCTTCTGTAAAGAATTGTAGGAGATCAGGACGAAAATAATCTAAAGACTTGAGGACTTTTTTGTCAGAGCTTCTATAGACGATATAATATCTACCAACCTTCTCATAGTGACACGGTGTCTTTTGCTCTTCGGAACGTACTCTAACGGTTTCTTGTGCCTCCTTTTTACTTGTGCAAGCTTTGCTAAGATTAGACGCTTGGACTTCTTGATATGCTGGCCATACTTTATCCTTAAGACCGTGTAAGCAAGCACCGTTGCCCAATGAAACGTAGGTAATGTCACATAGAGCATCAAGAACCTCAACAATATTCCCCGTTTCGCATGCATGTTTATACTCCTCCAATTCTTCTAAAATGAAATTATAGACAAACATCCACTCTTTTTCATCGGGTATGTTCGGGGTATAATTATTGGGCTTTCCCATTATTGCATTAAATTCCTCAACTTCTGATACAAATGGTACATAATTGTCTTTTGTATTGCCAACAACTTGTTTTGCTAGGAATTTTGTAATTTGATTTTTAAATCCTTTTAGTAGTTTCATATTTTTTATTTTTAGATTTGGTGTCCGCCGTTATTTATTTTTAGTGAGTCAAAAAATTCTTTGCGTGCTTGATTATCGTTTTCCATAAACACACCTGATGCTTTAGTTGTAACCATTGATGCTCCTTGATGTTTAATACCACGGCAAGAAACACAATTATGTGTTGCTACTACAGTTACAATTACTCCTCTATTTAATTCACAAATTTTATTTACAGCATTGTGGATAGCTGATGTTAATTGTTCTTGGATTGCTCCTCTACGACCAAATAGCTCTACTATTCGGTTTAATTTGGATAAGCCAATTACTCTACCTTCGTTTCCTACAACATATCCAATATGAACTACTCCTCCAATTGTTTGGTGGTGGTGTGAGCACATTGAATTAATAGGAATATTTCTTTCAATTACAATTCCATCATATCCATCTGAAGGGAATGAAGTAATATCAGACATTGCTGTATATCTTCCAGAAAATAAATCAAATACATATGCTTTTGCTACACGACGAGGTGTTTCTGATGAATTTGGATCATTTTTCCAATCTACACCTAATGCAGTTAAAAATTGACCATAAGCTTCTTCGGCTTTATCAACCATTTCCCATTTTTGTTCTTCAGTAAGCGGGAAACCAGGTGCAACTCCATTTGCATAACCTTCTTTTACACACTCTAAATCAGTGTGATTTTTTCTACGTTTGTTTTCTGTCATATAACTTATTATTTTATATAAATGTACAAAAATTTTTTAGGTAAACCAAATTAAAATTTGTAATCTTGAATAGTATTTGAATCTTCTCTTTCCCATGGATAAACTATCCAATCATTTGAATTCCAAATACTAGAATAAAATGTGGGTTTAAATTTTGAAGTTTGTGGTTTATAATGTAAACATGCAAAGTTTAAATTAAATGGAAAAGCATATTCTTTTTGATGCGTTTCAAAAAAATTAGCAAATGTAACTCCACTATCACAAATATCATCTATAATTAATGTATTTGGGGAAATAGTTCCTTTAGTCATTGGTATTCCTAGTTTATGGGAAACCATAACCGCTGGTATAAGTCCTCCCCTCTGTAATCCAAAAATATTTTCAAATTGAATTCCTGATTGGGAAATTTGTTGGGTTAATGAGTTAACTAATTCATCTATTTCATTCCAACTAACATAACGTTTTTCTATCATACCATGCGTTTTGTGTCAAAGGCAATGATGTGGTCACGCCCTGTCATGTTATATCCTTTTTCAGCACACATTTCAAATACAAGTGGATACATTTTAATTAATGTTTCTCTAGTATCTCCAGCAGGCATAATGTATGTTTTGTCTTTTGGAATATTAAGTTCTACTCGATATGCTTCAATAGTAGCAAGATTTTCATCTGTACCATCCCATACTGGTTTATAGTGGTAATCTGTATGGTATTCCATCATTTGTTTAATTGCGGTAGTATTAAGTCTTAGTTTATTGTGTTGATCAATCATTCTTTGATCCACAATCGCTCCTTGAGGCGTAACAGCACCGAGTACGGGTATAGAATTACCAAACTTTGGACTGAGAGATATAAGGCCAATAGGATAGTCGGTAGGTACGAAATGGCTACCTTCAGTTTCAATAGTAATGAGTATATCTCTTTCATGTGCAAAGTGTGTTAATTCGTTTACTAATTTTGGCCACATTGTTGGACTTCCGCCGGTAAGCATCATTTCCTTAATGTGGGGGTTTTCGTCATATATTTTGATAATATCATCAAAACTAAATTGTGCTTTTTCGGGGTGTATTGAAGTATAAAAGGAGTCGCACCATCCACCTTCGCCAAAGTAGCATCTATGAGTACACCCTGTAGTTCTTACAGCAATAGTAGGTCGACCAAATCTACTCCCTTCGGATTGAATGCATCTATACAATTCTATAATTGCTTGTGTCTTTGCCTTTTCGGCTTCGGTCATTCTTGGAATGTTTGTCATATATCTAATTTTAAGTACTCATCAAATGTACTAAGTATTTTTTGTCTCTCCAAATAATGATATTCCATATGACAATTTCTGCAAATAGGAACACATTTTCGTACTTCTTCTTTTATTGTTTTAATACTATAAGCGTTAAATTGTAGATCTGTAACTGATTTATATTTCTTAGAAGGATCTAAGTGATGGAATTCTATTAAATACCATTTATCTAAGCTACATTTAATACATTTACAACGTTTTTTGAATCGAATTATAAACTCCTTGTTTCTTTTTTCAAATTCTTTCTTTTTGGTTTTACCTGTTTTTTTGTACTTGTTTTCATAATACCAAGCACGGTATTCAGGAGTATTACCTTTTGGTTTTAGTTCTTCCATAATGTATTGTTTATTATACATATTGAAAGAAAATGGAGACCATACAAAATTATGGTCTCCTTTTTAAATTTGATTCCATATTTCTTTTACTTGTGATTCACTTAAAACTCCAGGTTTTTTATTAACTTCTTGTCCATCCTTTAAAAATATTAAAGTAGGTATACTTCTAATATTGTATTGGGCAGCTAATGTTGGATTCTGATCAATGTCTACAAATTGAACAGGAATAGAAGCGCTTACGCTTTCCATAATAGGTTTAAAATTCTTGCACGGTCCACACCATTCTGCAGAGAAATAAATAATTTGTTTCATTTTGTTAAAATATATGTAAATTTAATGTCACCAAAAGTGGTGGTTGTCGTATAATAATTATTGTCCATAACTTGCACTGTTTTTTTCATGTTCATAAACTTCTACTAGTACTGCTTTTACTCTACCTTTTGTTTCTTCTTTTAAGAATGTATTAATTTTTGTATAAAGATGTTCAGCAAATTTTTCACATCCTGTTGCTGGGATTATTCTTAATTGAATAAGTCCCTCGCTACTAAGTTGTTTAAATGATTCTAAATGTGGATCGTCCATAGCTATAACTGTTGTATGGTCTAGTAGCCAAGTAAAATAATCTTTTGGGGACATTCCATTAATTTGGGTTTTGGATCTTTTCATTCCACCAAAATCCCATACCCAATTTCTATGATCTAATTCACCTTCAAACCAAACTCGAAAAGATATAGCATATCCGTGTAAAAAACGGCAATGTGTATCTTCTGCTTTCCATTGACGAAATACTGTTGAGTATCCATCAAATAATTTTGTACTAGTATATTTTGCCATTTTAATTATTGTGTGTTTCTAAAACTTTTGTTACTTCATTTACTACGTGTTCCCAACTTACAGGACCTGTTTCATCAGCATATCCTACAGGATCTTTTCTCCCCAATTTAATAAATGCTTCTACACGCTCCACGGAACTTGCTGATTTGTAATCAGAGAACCAATCAGAACACTCAATTATTTCATCTTTGTCATTTGTGTATAAGAAGCTATGATATATTGGTTTATAAGATGTATTTGTACATTTATATACTTCATTAAAATCTAAACCTAATTCTCTACATAATACTTCTCCATCTTGTAAAATGGTAAATTTATCTCCTTCAAGATATGGTGTAAAGTAACCTACTTTTTCAGAACCCCAATTTCCAATTCTAAAGGCATGATCGTCTGCATCTCTAAATTCTTGTCTGCAATCAGGATAAATTGCGTGGTCGCCGGCATGGATTCCCATTGCAATATCACAATTTTCTCCTGTTTTTTCAGCTATTGAAAGTGCAATAGCTTGTGTAATTGAGGCAAATATTTTGTTTCTATTTGGAACAACTGTTGCTTTCATGTTTTCTTCAGCATAGTGTCCTTCAGGTACTTCTTCTCCACCTGTTACCAAAGCTGAATTAAGTAAATCAGCTAATCCGTTTAGTTGGATTTGGTGATACTTTACAAAATGTGGATATTCTACTGTTTTAGACCATTCATCTAGAATAGAGGTTCCATTAATATAATCTACTAATGACTGTGCTCTATCTAACTCTACTCTATGTTTTTGACCATAGTCAAATGAAATTGCTGTTACTGTATCGTACTCTTTTAAGCAACGAAGTAACAATGTTGAGGAATCCATTCCTCCGCTAAGACTAATTACTACATGTTTCATATCCAATTTATGTTTTGCCATAATTCACTATTTAAATTTTTATATTCTTGTTTAGTTAATCCTTTCATTAGCATATAACATTCAAAATCAATATCTAATAATCTCCAATGAGTATACCATTCTTCTTTCCACAGTTCACGGAATTTTTCAAATTCCTGTTTTGTTAATTTATCCATAATTAAAAGGGTAAATCATCTTCATCAATAACTCTATTAAGTGTTCCAGGCAATTCATCCATTAAATTTAATACTGGTTCTCTAAAATAAAATTCAAGGAAATCTTTTGGGTACAAATGTACAATACCTGTATATTTTGGATTTGAGATTTCTCTTTCTTGTATTTTAATACCTGCTTTATAAGCAGCAGCTGCTACTTCTTTTCCTAAATCCGAGCCTGCGGCTTTACCTAGATACTCATATAAACTTAAATATATCATAACTTTTATTTTTGATTAATTATACGAAAAAATAATATGGACTCCAAATTAAAGTCCATTTATTGTGCGAAACATTTCTACATTAAAATCTACAAGATCCTCGTTAACAAACTCTTTGCTTATATCTTGGTGTTTGTTCATATTGGCCATTGGTTTTAAATGTAACCCCATTTTTGTATATGGCATTTCACCAATTGCGGCCATAATTGGATTTGAGGTATCAATAGATTCAATAAAGGGCATATTTTTATACATTCCAAATTCAATAGGGGAAGCAGTTCCAAGTAAATGGATTCGATCTGTATTAACGATTGTTTTATCTCTAAACATAGTAGAAATTACCATGAATCTTCCAATAGCTTTACCTAAATCTTGATTTGGATGTGGACAAATATCATTGTAGTATGAAGCACCATATGAAAATGCAATTTTCTTATATCCTAAATCTTTATATGCTTGAACACATAAGTTAGCTTCGTGTAGACTTTTTGCTTGCACAACAGCTACTTTAGTTGTATTTTCAGGGAGTTGAATGTTTGCCCATTGTTTTGCATTTCTAACTGAAGCAGCATAGTCTTCCCAAACATCAGGTACAATGAATTCATCTGGTTCAAGTTTATTTACCCAATACATTAAACGGTCTGTACTATATGCTTCTCCAAGTTCATGGAGTGAATTGTCCATTACAATGTATCGTGCTATGTTTTTTGAATTTTGAAAAAATACACGATATTCTTCGTTTTCATCCATTAAATGGGGCAAGCAATAATCGTAATCGTTAAATTCTCTACTTTTTGTCAATAGACAAAATGGTACCTCGTGGCTAATTTTTACTTTTTTCATAATTCATTTTTTATTTAAACTATCTGCTATTAATTGTTTGTACATTGTTGTTGACCATCCATGGTCTCTATTTAAATACTGTATATGAATATCTAAATCATCTCCAGTAAATGGTTTTCCTACATAATCATCACCTAAAAATCGAATATCAAAATTTCCTTTAATTAAAGCTTCATATAGATCTTCCTCTGTTTGATATGGAAATACATAATCAACTTGTCTAAGTGAAGAAAGTATCTTTACTCGATCGGACCAATGTAAAATTGGTTTAAGTTTTTCCGGTCGTTCAATGGAGGGATCTTCATGTAAACATACTATTAATCTATCACAGTATTTTTTACATTCCTCAAACATAGCAATATATCCTGGATGTAGCACATCAAAATTTCCTGCTATGACTCCTCTTTTTATATTAATTTTCTGCATATGCGTGTTCGTATGATTCTATAGCTATTGATTCTAGGTCTGCAAAACGAGCTGCATCATATCCTATCCAACGTAGTCCCATTTTAGTTGTTCCTTCATTTTTTATTCCAGCTATAATAAACACTCGTTGATCGTAATTGTTTACAAATTCTTCAACAACTTCATATTCTTTTCCATTTATAACTTCAGCACCCTCAGGTAACTTCCTATCATTAATACAAACTACTTTTTTCATCTCCAATCTATTTTATGATTATATACTCTTTC